CAATGGATGATTTCCACCTGCCAGCCAACAGCATCCATGACCCAGAACAGGTCGCTGTAAAGCCCCATCCTAGCAATCCCCGTTCCGCTTTGGTGGAAGAGGTGACCGACCTCGAGGCAGAAGACGAATCCGATATCCGGCACTATCGCAAAAGCGTCCGGGACGATATTCGGGAGGTCTTCGATGAGGTCTTTCTTGTCCTCCTTCATTAATCCCCCCACCCGAACGAGGTCGGGGTTGTCCTCGTTGATGATTCCAGCCAGGGCCTTGCGGAGCCTCTTCCGTTGCCAGAAGGGTTTCAGGTCCACGGTTGTTCCATCCACCTCGACAACGGCCCTGCCGATGCAAAGCTCGAGGAGGTCGTCGTGCCTCTCCTGCCTTCCGCACGTCTTGGTCTTAGCCATCTGTTACTTCCTAAAAATGTACCCAAAAAAATTTTTCAGAAATTGCCGGGGCATAGGTTGATATCCCCCGAGGCGACTTTCCCACCTTTTTTGTTATCACACCGAGAAAAAAACGAATCGCCAGCTCGAGTTTCATTTTTTATTTTGTTCGCCGTCGCCAGCAATCAGCTCATCAAATGTTTTTGCTTGACTCAATGGCTCGTCCTCTGCTATGCTCCCGCCCATGAGCACGCACGTATCAGCCTCTTCATCGCTCATGTCCTGAGCATCCCCCTCCAGGGTAGAAATGCCCTTAGTTGACATAATACTACTTATGCGACTCACTTCCTTCCCCTCTATTTGAGCATCGGAAGGGTCCGGCGTGCCGATAGGTTTTAGGAATGCTGGCAGGTGCATGAATCGTTGCTGTACAGGACCTGGCTCTGCCTCTTTAAGCTCTATAGGAGCAATAGGGACAGCCCCACTAGGCAGTAATTGTGCTGTCTGCTGGGCCTCTATAGCGTCCTGCTCTACGTCTATGACCCCTTCTATATCTTGAATAACCTCTTCCCTCTGGGCCTGTCTGCGTATGTACTCGAATACCTTATCCGACTGCCTACGCTCATCCTCGGACATCAGCTCAAAGATTTTAGCGTTGATTAACTTGGGCCTTTTCTCTATGACTGTTGACAGATACATATCTAGCTCCATCAACATCTTAGCTTCCTTGGGAGTTTTTATGTCCACGAGGTCGTTAGCCACGTTCTCGAGGAATTTGTTCAGCACATATCGTACGCCCCTACGATATAATTTGACTGTGTCTAATAGGGTTTGCTCTTCTTGTTTTACGAGCACGTCTGTCTGTCGGCGGCTACTCGACTCCCTTATTGAGACTGCCTTCTCCCAGCCCTCTCTTGCTATCCACCTACTGAACCTCGTATACGTGCTCTTGAGCCGCCTTTGATAATCCTTAGTTCCCGCTTCCAATTCAGGGTACAGCCTGGGCATACTGACCTTTGCCAGTTTCATGGCATTACGCCCTAATCCCAAATGAAAGTATATGTCAAATAGGTATTTGTGCTTCTCAGGAATAGGCAGTTCTTCTAACACGACATGACCTCTTACACTTATTCAACCATTCGTCCTACCCTATCTCTACAACATCTCATGCTATTGTGTCAAGACCCAGCCACATCCATCCCCTCTCCCGTCCCCTTTTGATTAAGCACAGCCTCCACATCTACTGGCACGCTGTTCTACGTTTCTTATATGGTCTGGTACTACACCCCAGCCTGGACATCATCTTGTCCACTCTCCTCCCCATGACTTCCCTTTGATTATCCTCCTCCGCCTTAGACAGAGCCTCCAGCACGTTTTCCTTCTTCTGCTGGACCTTCGCCTTATGCCTCTCTACCGCCTTCTGCGTCCTTCTCAGCTCAAGAAGGAGCACGTCCACCCTGTCTGGAATCTCCCCGCTCTTCCTCCTTTTATTCCAGACGACGAGGCGTTCATCATCTCCAATGAGCCGAGTGTTCTCGAGGAAGCATTCAAAACGATGCCACAGCTCCCACTGTTCCTTGTACTTGGGGAGCACCCCGCAGAACGGACACGGCACAGGCTTCAGCTTCTTGCTCATCTCTTCCCCCTCCCTTTCTTCTTTCGTCCGTAGGTCTTCTCGAGGAGCTTCCTCAGATTACCCCTGTTGGGACCCTCGGGCAAAGACCCGCCCGAACCACCCGAGGCGTGAACCTGGACAGCGATTATGCTATCCTTCGGCTTCTTCCAGGCGTAGTTCCTCCCCTTGCTCGTAATCTTGTTCTTCCCTTTGACAGTCACAGTCCACGTACCTTTGAGCTTCCCTCCCTTCGTCTTTTCCTTCAAACCTCGGAGAGTCTGGGACGGTATCTTTTTCTGCGTGCTCAAAGATGTAGATAACGTAGTACTTTGTGGACTTCTGCTTAATAAGGTATTGAGCTTGTCCCTAAACAGCTTGACGCTCTGTTCAGCCTGGTGCATGACCAGGTCGTGCTTCAGCTTGTCGAGGCTGTCCTCGAGCCTGGAGAGCTGGGATAGGACAGGCTGGATGTAGGCGGCAAGTATGCCCTCGAGGTCCTTCCATCGCATGACGATGTCAGCCGTCTCCCGTATCTGCTGTGCCAGCTCTGCTTCCTTCCTCTGCTTCTCCAGCATAGCCAGATGTCTTTCCCAGTCGGGGTCAGGAGTTCTTGGACCCAGAACGTCGCACGTGTCCTTCCCCATTTTCTTGATTACCTTATTTTTTGCTTTCACCTTTACCTCCTGTCTTATTATCAACCAGCTCCGGGTTCTCGTAGATGTTCCCGATGACCCTGGTCGTGCAGAACTCCTTGCCGATGTAGTACTTCAACTCAGGCAGGAATCCCTTATCGACCCAGGGAGCGTCAGCCACAAAGCACCCGTTCTCGAACTTCACAGCCATGAAGAAAGGACCCGCCCCTCCTTCGACCTCGAGGATGTCCCCCTCGTAGATATCCTGTCCTAGAGAATCCTGGAGGCCCGTGTTGACCATGAGGATGATGTTGTTCTCCTGGACGTAGGGGTTGTTGACATTGATATAGCACCCAGGACCCAGAGCACGCAGTCCGCCCACCGTCCAGGATAGCTCCCCCACGCTGACCATGACCTTGTCCTTAACCCCCCAGCCCCTGAACTTAATATTCCACATTATCAACCACCTCTTCCACCAGCTCTTCCTGCATGACGCACTCCCCCAGCCCCCTCACCTTCCCATAGAACACGTCCTTGTCGTCGAAGTAGTCCCCAGGCTTGTGGCCTATACGCTCCAGGAACAGCCTTGCCGCCCAGTTCCCAGTCAACGCCCAACACAGCGGCAGGGGGAAAGAGAAAAGGACCCTTGCCCTGTTCTCGATGATGATGGTCGGGCTGTCCTCGCCGTACTTCTTGACGAAGTAGGGAATGCCCGGCCTTATCCTGTACGTCCTTCCAGGGATGACTTCTATCATGGTTCTATCCTTTCCGTGTCCATAAGAATCTCTTCCGGCACACCCTACAGGTGTAAATCCTTCCGCTTGCCCCCTCCGATAGTTTTCTATGACAGTCCGGGCAGAGCGGGAATGAATCCCAGTATGGAAGGCACACCATACAATGGTCTTTATACCCATGGTGCTTATCCGTATCCGAGCACCTCGCCGTATCTGCTTCTCTCACGGCATCCTCACGAATGTCTGCTGGAACCTGTCATTGAGCTGAGTCAGCTCTTCCTTGACCCGGAACAAGGGCGTAATCCTAGACGCTGGGATAGGCTCGAGGCAGATGTCGAAAGGCTCCTCGTGAACGACCCTGTAGTCCACCCCATGAACACCAACGTGCAGGGTGTGCTTGAAGGTATTGACATGGCGGTCCAGCTTGGCCCACCTCTTCACAGCCCTGGGGTGGAGCAACCACCCCTCGTCCACATCGCAAGCCAGCACCATGATATCGAGTACGTTGTCCTTCCTCGTCCTCTGCCACAGATAGTTCTCGTGAGCCAGCGTGTGGTCCATCCTCATCCACAGCCAGATACCCTTCTCCAGCTCGGGCCAAGCCTCCTGGAGGGAGACCTTGTTATCCTCCCTCATGGAGTATGGCTCGAGTCCATACTTGTTTATGCCCGACTCCCACAAAGGCGTGGGAGTCGTATGGAAATAGGTCAGGGTCTTCATAGCATCCGCAGGATTTTACTCAGGGCGGAGTACTCGGGGTTGAGTAGACCGTTAATGCCAGCCCCCATCGTAGCCCCAGCCGCCACAGCGAAGGAGAGAGCCACCATACCCAGCATAACGAGCTTGAGGATGTCCAGAGGCAGGTTCTCCCAAGTGACGAACTTCATCTCCCCGTACTTGCCCTCCCCCCTCTCCTTCCCCACCTTCGCCTGGCTCTTCTTGTACGAATAGAAGAAGTACACAGAGAAGACGAGGCCCAAGATGACCAGGATACCGAACTGGATGAAGTCCACCTTTCCCTGCTTGACCAGGACCGTCCAGAGATACTCAGCCGTTGTCCCCAGCCTGTCTGCCAGGGTCTTCAGAGCTTCCAGAATCTTGTCGTTCATGCTTGCTACCGCACTTCAGGATAAAGAAAGAACGTCATAATTAGTCTGCGTCTTTACGCCAGCGGGAAACGCTGACCTTCGGGTAGGACAGGCTCAGATTCGCCCTGACCTGCTCCTCGGTGAGGTCCCCGGTGAAGAGGAGCTTCCAGGAACCGTTCCCCTTGCGAACCTCCCACCCGGCACGACGGAAGGACATCTTGAGCTTGTCGCTCTTGGGCTTGGACCCCCAATCGCTTCTCTCGTGGGCAGGGACCTGAGTCACCTTGCCGCCCTTCGTTGAAACATACGATTCGACTTTGACCGACATTTTGATACCTCCTATTCAGGAAATGGGAGCCTGAGCTGACGAGGGTCAGGAGGCTCCGTGACATCGCTCTTCTGTGTCTGCTGGGATGTGTACTCGTCGATGATGCGGAGACGCTCCTGGTCGCTCCCAGCGAACTCCAGGGCCGTCTCCAGCCGTATCATGCCCGTTGGACGTTGAATCCAGCGTTCTACAATGCTCATGTTCTTACCGAATGCTCATTACTCGAGCCGTGGGAGAAACACTCACCTGGCTGGGCAGGAGATTCACCACGTTGCACGTTGCAGATGAAACACCCGTGTGCTTGTTATCGTCGTTCCAGTTTATAGTTATCTTCATCTTCACCGATACGGCATGGTTGTCCAGCCCGTAGAAGTCAGAGCTACCCCATCGAGCCTGACTAGCAAGAATCCTGTTCGCCCCCATCGTCTCCACCACATCTAGCTCAATGAAGGCGTAGTTCGTACCAGCGGCATCGTAGTTATCAATCGTAATCTTGTCGATTACTACCGCCACACCTCCCCGTTCGACAACCTCGAACCTCAACTTGTAGTACGCCGATGTCCCCCAAGGAACACCGCTCGCCTCAAATTCTAGAATCTGGATTTCCGCTTTTGGAAGTTCGGGTGTCGATGGCCCACTACAGCTCCAGATAGCAATAAGTAGTAGAACAGCGATTGTGATTTTCTTCATCTCTCTCCTCCTATTTCAGCTTGGACAGCAGGAACGCCACACGCTCGAGCGAGGGGACGGCCCTGTCGTCCACATAGATATCAGCCTTGGGCTTGCCAAAGATGATTTCATCATACTGGACCCCGTGCCGGGTCAGCCACAGAACTGTGACCAGCTCCTGCTCCATGCCCTTCCGCCCCGTAAAGATGATGACCTTGTGTCCCAGTTCGTGAAGCTCATTGACAGCGGCGACATTCGCTATGATTGCACGCCGTGTCCCGAGGCTCTCGATGTCCTCTGAGCGTCCTTCTTCACAGAGCACTCCGTCGATGTCCACCAGGATTCTGAGCTTCATCATGGACACACCTCCGGTATTTTCATCTTGTAGTCCTTCACCACCAGACCCGATTCCTTCGAGCCTCGCAGTTGTTGGGACCACCAGAACGTACCCGTAGCTCTCCCCAGCAAGGGCTTCTCTTCTGAGAACGTCTTGAAGTGTCCCCGGCAGATGTGGAGAGCCTTCTTGACGCTGGACGCTGTATGACCCTCTCCCTGCTGATGGATGTACCGCCTCATCTCCCCTATCTCGAGGACCTTGTACCGAACAAGAGGGACCCCGTGCTCCTTCTCGAAGCTCCTGCTCAGTTTAGGCGGAGACTCGACATAGCTGGTCGATACGTTCTTGCAATTCATAAATGAGATGGTCAACATGATTGGATGGATGAAAGAGCACAACTGCCCAGCGAGTTGTTTCCCCTGCTCCAGCGGAAGCTCAGACGCAGGGTTCTTCAGAACAGCACCAGGAAGGAACTGAGCCATGATGTGCGGCTTCCCGTCAGCCGTCCTTGTGATAGTCCCGTCCTCATCCACAAAGAGGCAGAAGGCATAGTCGAAAGAGCCGGGCCTGTACTTCTCGAACTCTAGGACAAGACCCATCGAGACGACCCAGCGTGTCGAGTCTGGGAGCTTCATCATTCGCTCCCCGTCCAGGTTGAACTCGAACCCGTCGTATCCACGAAAGCTCTTCCTGTCCACCGACTGGACCAACGCCCCCCACGCCCTGGGTGCTGGCCCCTTGTCTAGAGACCCCCACCTCCGCACGCCGAACTCTTCCGAACGGGTAAAGTTAGGCGGTCTCATTTCGATGAACATGGACCTGAATGGAGGAACCTGTAGAACGAACTCTTCGACAGGCCAGTACTCTTGAGTCGTCCCGAAGTAGTAATAGTCGCAGACGTTGTCCGCAACAACGACCTCGGACAGCTTCATGTTGTCGAGCACGTTCTTGTTCAGAGGCTGTTCCTTGTCCTCCATCGCCATGATTCTATCGTAGAGACGACTCACTTTTTCCTCTTCTTGTTCCTGGGGTGGTCCCATGGCTGGAATATCAGGAACAACGTCAGACCGAACAGAGTAAGCATTGCTAAGAAAAACATCACCACTCCCTTTTTGCCAGCGTCCTCTTTATTCCTGAGAATCTTCTGGATGTACAGCGGGTAGATAGCTCTGTGACTCACAGGTATCCCCCATTGTCCTTCATCTTCAGCTTCAGCCAGGCCATGATATCCTCGCCGTTGATGTTCAGGTCGCCCTTGGCTGGAACTAGGAACTCGGCCTTGAAGTCCATGTAGTATCTCTCGGCGATTATTTTCCCAGCGAAATCGGTGAGGATACTGAGTGCTGAATCGGACGGACCGGAGCCGCCGTAACCCCATTGGAATCCATCAGGCGAGTGCCTGACAATGTGGGGAAGGAGATGACTGGAGCCGTCGTTCCCCATGACCATGATGTCAGCCGGGCCAACCTCGACTTTCTTACCGAAGTAGACTTTCATGCTACCTCCTTTTTTAGTACCTTATCGGGTACACTATAATAGTCACCAAAAACAGGAAAGCCTTGGCAACTATTTTTTGACTCCCTTTCTCCCCCCGTCTATGACGTAGAGAAAAAGAACAGTCCAGAGGGATAAAAATATTATCCCTCCTGCACCTCGAAGCATTAGCAGAGTCCCCCCTTGGGCGGCGGGAACAGCTCCGTCTCCATGCTGTCCACCACAGCTCTCAGCTTCTTGTACAAGTCCGGGAGCATCCCCTCTACAACAACCTCTTCAGACGTTCCACCCTTGAACGTAACGGAGTACTTGTCCTTGTGAGTCGATGTGTAGAGGAACTCGATGGAACCAACAATGCAACTCAGCTCTCCAAAGTCCAGTTCGATAGACCTCTTTGGAGTTCCTGGAGGAGTGGGCTTACAGATGACGCTTTGGTTCTTTTTTGGCATAGGTAAATTTCCCTCTATAGAATGGTGCAACACGACAGGTGGGGCAGAGCCATTGATACTCATACTCGTACCTTTTCACGGGGACTCTGTTCAGACGAATCAAGCGAACAAGAACAGGAATGCCGTTCCCACAGCACAGGCAGGGACCCTGCTTCTCGACAAACTTCTTCTTAGCCATTATCAATCCTTCCTCTCGTATATTTGCTTGTGTATCCACGCATACGTCTTCTCCAGGCCATCAGCCAGGGGCATCGTCGGCTCCCAACCCAGGACCTTGCGGAGAATCGTATTGTCCGAGTTCCTGCCACGCACACCCAGCGGTCCAGGGATATGCTTTATCCCAAATGGGATTCCAGCAATGTCCCCTATCATCCCGGCGAGCAGGTTGATGGACACCATCTCTTCGGAACCGATGTTGACAGGCTCAGTATGGTACGACTGCATGAGCCTTCTTGTAGCCTCGATGCACTCGTCGATGTAGAGGAACGACCTGGTCTGCTTCCCATCCCCCCAAATCTCTATCTCATCCTCAGCCCGAGCCAAAGCAATCTTCCTGCACAGAGCGGCAGGAGCCTTCTCACGACCACCCTCCCAGGTCCCCTCGGGTCCAAAGATATTGTGGTAGCGAGCGATTCTGATGTTGAGCTTTTGGTTCCTGGCAGATGCCAGCCACAGTCTCTCGCTGAAGAGCTTCTCCCAGCCATACTCACTATCCGGGGAGGCCGGGTACGCCGAGGCTTCATCACACTTGGGATTGTCGGGGTCCACCTGATTGAAGGCGGGGTAGACACAGGCAGAGCTGGAGAAGAACACCTTCCCTATCTGCTTCTCTGCGGCTTGCCTCGCCATGTTCAGGTTTATCAATGCCGAGTTGTGCATGATGGCGGCATCATGGAGTCCCGTGAACACGAAGCCAGCCCCGCCCATGTCAGCGGCGAACTGGTACATCTCGTCGAAGTGAGTCCTCTCACAGATGGTCCGGCATACGAAGGGGTCCCGCAGGTCGGCGAGATAGAACTGGTCGGTCTCGTCGTCGCAGAACTCCGGGTACTTCTGGTCCGCTCCTACTACGTAGTACCCCTCGCTCTTCAGCCTCCGCACCATGTGATGACCAATGAATCCACCTGCCCCACAGACTAACGCATTCTTCATTTCAGTTTGTCCTTTCTTTGCTTCCACCAGGTTGAGTTATTCTTGTACCAGTTGACTGTGTCCATCAGTCCTGTCTTGAACGAGGTCACGGGCTTCCACCCGAGTCCTCGAATCTTTGTGCTGTCCACAGCGTACATAAAATCATGCCCTGGCCTATCCGGGACGCTCTTGATGAGCTTCTGGGGCTTCCCTAGAACGCCAAGAATGTCCTTTGCCAACCGTCTATTCGACGTGTAGACCCCAGAGCCGACGTTGTAGCTCTCCCCGCCCCTGCCCTTCAGCAGGACGTATTCAATCGCCCTGACACAGTCATCAACGTAGAGCCATTCCCGCTTGTTGTCGCCCTTGGAGTAGAGCGGCAGGGACCTGCCTTCAAGAGCGTTCGTTGTGAAAACAGGGATGACCTTCTCCGGGAACTGTCTGGGTCCGTAGTTGTTGGTCGGACGAACGACAGCAACCGGGAGGTTGTGCGTCCTGAAGTACGCTCGAGCCAGAAGGTCCGCCCCAGCCTTGCTTGCGGCATATGGAGAACTGGGAGCCATGGGGTCGGTCTCCAGCTTTGCATCAGAGGCCGACTTGGACGGTCCGTAGACCTCGTCTGTTGAGATGTAAATGAACAGCTCGAGGTCAGGACACCCCCTGGCATAGCTCATCATCATATCCGCCCCCAGCACGTTCGTTCTCATAAACTCTCTCGAGTCATCAATAGAACGGTCTACGTGCGTCTCAGCGGCGAAGTGAACTATGAAGTGCGGCTCGCTGGCACGGACTGCTGACTGGACATCGAAAGCGTTGCAGACATCCCCGTGCAAGAGCCTGTAATCCAGGTGCTGTTCCACATTGCTCGGGTCCGCCGCATAGGTCAGCTTGTCGAGGTTCCAAACCTGGAGCGGGTTCTTGCTGATGTGATTTATAAAGTGGGACCCGATGAAACCACAGCCACCCGTGACCAGGACCCGCTTGTGGTAGAGTCCCCTACTTGGAATTGTCATCAGCGTCCTCCACCAGGTTTTGTTTCCTCTTTGGGGAAAGGGAGAAACCGTCCCTGTGGCCCCTCATCCTGTGACACGGAGGGAATATCGTTTTGTCGTACGCCATGCACTCTTCCTGGTAGCACTCTTTGAACTCCGTCTCGTGGACCGTCGAAGCCCACACCACCACTCTGAACGGACACCGCATTTACTTCCTCCTTCTTCATACCTTTTGTCAGAATCCTAGCCGCCTTCTCCAAGACCTTCTTCCTGTTCTCGAGGTCCTCGAGAAGGTCCTTTCTTTGACTGCTCTTCATCTTAGAAATCTTCTCTTTCAGCACACCCCTCTGCCTCCAAAGAACGCCAATAGCATAGGACAAATCGTAGTTCATTATCAATCCTCCAGAGCGTCCAGAACTTCCTCTTGTGTTACCGCCACCGTTCCAATCTTGCTTACGACAACCCCGGCGGCGATGTTAGCCAGAGTCGTAGCCTCTTCTAAAGAAGCCCCGGCAAGAAGAGCCAGGGTCGTCATAGCGATGACCGTGTCCCCAGCTCCTGATACATCAAAGACCTGCTGTGCAGTAGAACGTACGTGAATGGGAGGTTCCCCACTCTCGAATGAGCTGATGCCCTCAGCCCCTCTCTTTATCATCACCATATGTGACCTGTGCTTCTGGAACAGGATGCCCGCCGCCTCCTCATAGTCCAAATCATCCAGGAGTCTCAGACCCGTCATCTTCTCAGCCTCGCTCTTGTTCGGAGCAATCAACTGGGCGTACGGGAATCTCCTCCAGGTTGTCCCCTTCGGGTCGATGAACATAGAGGGGGTCCCCGGCTCTGAAAGTTTGTAGAACAACTCCCCCCCGAAAAGACCCTTACCGTAATCCGAGACAATAAGAGCGTGAGCCTGTCGGTATCTCACCCGTGCGATAACCTGGTCCTGTATATCGCCGGAGATAGGATGAGTCGTCTCTTTATCAATCCGGCAGACGTGCTGATGATTCGCCACAATCCTCGTCTTCTTGGTCGTCGTTCTGGATGGGTCCGTGACCATCTCAGAGAATCCCTGAGCAAGGTCATAGACACGATTTCCATCTCCATCGTCTCCAACAACGCCAACAAGACGAGCCGTCGCTCCGAGGCTGACGATGTTCCTGGCGACGTTCCCCGCTCCTCCCAGCATATACGTTCGACGCTGTTCTCGAATGGCTGGGACAGGGGCCTCGGGAGAGAGCCTGTCAGCGTCTCCGTAAACGTACTCATCGAGCATCACATCGCCCAGGACAACGACCTCGAGACCCTTGAACCAGCGGAAGTGCTCCCTGGCTACCGACTTCGTCATTTTCGCACCAGGCACGCCGCCAGGAGGGGGACCAGTAGCTCGTGCTGGCCTACCAGGTAGAAACCCCTCCCACGGCCTCCCAGAGGCCTCCTGGTGACGTTTTCCAGGGGTCTGTACATCTTTAAGAAGTCCAGGACAGCCGTCCAGAAGTAATCAAGCTTCCCCCCTCTCGCCCGGACAGTCGCAACCGCCTTCAGAAAGACCTCGGGCATGACCACAGCAGAGCCGACATTGAGGTACACCCCGCCACCCTCAAGCAACCTGACGAGTTTAGTAAAACGCTCGAAGTCAACGCTGGAACCACGTCCCCAGGCCGCTCCGTCGTAGCACTCACCCAGGATAGTTACATCCGTTCCGATAGCGGCGTGAATAGTTACAGGAACCTTACAGCTATGGGCCGTCCCAATAACGCTGGCTGGATGAAAGAGAGGAGGGAGACTTTCTCCCAAACCCAAGAACCGTATAAAGCCACTTGTGGCGGCGAGGTTCAGGGTATCAATTTCAGATGTCGTTCCAAACTCCCCGCTCTTCACGCTCTCCACATACTCAGACGTTCTCCCGAACATCCCAAGCTCGTAGTCGTGGATGGCGAACGCCCCGTTCACAGCCAGACCACTCACCCAACCCTGCTTAATGAGATTCCGTAGAACTGGCGTGAGTCCGACCTTGATGGCATGAGCACCAAACCCCCAGATAATCGGCTTCCTCTCCCTCTTAGCCCTACGTAGCACATCAACCAGAATCTTGAAGTCCCCTCCACCCAGATAATCCGGGAGGCTGTGCAAGAACTTCTGAATGGTATCGGTCTGGCAAACGACCTTAGCCGAACCAGCCGTTACAACCTTTGATGGACGGTTTTTTATTTCTTGTCTTTGCATGATAGTATTCCTGAAGTCGAGTACCCAGCAATCCGAGGGTACACAACGACCCTCCCACCACAGCTCTTAACAAATTCCGCTCCGACAATGTTGTCCGTCCAGTAGTCACCGCCCTTGACCAGGACATCCGGCTTGATGGTCCTGATGAGGTCCTCCGGCGTGTCCTCGAAGAACACAGTCACGAGGCTCACCGACTCCAACCCCGAGATAACCGTGAGCCTCGCATCGACGTTGAAGATGGGGCGACCCGCCCCCTTCAGCCTGGTGATGGAGTCGTCTGAGTTGAGTCCAACAACGAGCTTCGTTCCGAGGGTCCTGGCGTAGGTCAGAAGGCTGACGTGGGCCGCATGGATAATGTCGAAGCATCCGTTCGTGAAGACGATTCTCTCCCCGCTCTCCCTCAACTCCCAGCAGAGCTTCCCGATTAAAGAACACGGGAAGAACTTTGCCACGCTCATTTTTTCTCCCACAGTTCTTTGGCTTGTTCTAAAAGAGTCTCCTTGTCCAACTTAGCCAGAACGAAAACACCCAACCGGAACACATCCCCGGTGTTTGGTTTCCATACAGAGGCATTCAGAATCCGGCGGATGTTCTCAATCTCATGGAGGTGCTCTCCAGAAATCCGAACAGACTGGACCTTACTCAGTCCCTCACTCTTTCGCATCGCTTCGTGGCTTCCGTCCGAGTCTCCAGGACCTTCCTCGTGCCGCCAGGCAGTCTGTGTAAACCCGTTTTCGAGGCTTTCTGGAAAAGCCGTAGATAGCGGTCCGCATAGCCTCATGGAGAGTGAACTCAATCCCCGTGTCTTCCTTGATGGTCTTGAGATAGTCCCTCAGACGCTCGATGGAACTATCGTCCACCTTGACCGCATAAGACACCGACTCCTCCGAGCCGCTTCTCTTAAACCCGAACAGACCCGTTCTGAAACGAAGGGCTGTCGGTGACGCACCCACCCTCTTCGCCATCACCGGGACAGAGTAACCCGAACGGACAAACTCTTTCTTGAACATCTCCCGGCGAAGAAGCCGCACCTGCTCGAGGTGAGCGGCCTTTTCTTTTCTGAAGTCTATGCCCAGGGCTGTCATTCTCTGGGACATCACCGAGGAGGAAACTCCCAGGGACTTCCCGACAGCCGTGGCATTCCATCCTGTCTTATTGAGCAGGACCTTGTAGTCCGCCCACGTCATTCGTTTTCTCAAATGAACCTCCTACTTGTAATAGTCACCAAAAGGGACTACTGCTTGGCACATTTATTTAGTAATGTCATACAATCCTAGAGACACCCAGACTATCCTTATGAACCAGGACACCCAGCTCAAACGACGAGCTTGCCTCCTCCTGGTGGGAGACAACGAACACGCTCTTCCCGTTCTTGGCGAACTCTTTTAGAACGTAGATGACGCTCTCGATACCTGTTGTATCCAGACTCTCAAAGACCTCATCGAAAACCAGGAGGTTGACCTCCCGTCCCGAAATAGCACCCATGAGACGGCACAGCGTCAGCAGAACCACAACGTCCACCCGTCGCTTTTCTCCGCCGGACAGAGTTCTGTAATCAATCGTATCTGGACCCTTCTGAATGGTGACAGACAGGACTTCTTTCTCCACTCCTGCCTTGACTGAGGTAGATAAGAACGATGGAACAAGCTCTCCGTTCGTGAGCTTGACCGAGAAGAACCTGCTGGCCTCGTTCACCCACTCGAGCACGCTCGACAGAACCAGGGACTTCACCCCCCGGTTCCCGAAGCCCTCCATCCAGAACTCCGCCAAAGCCATCTCTTGAAGTGCGTCAGAGGCCTCGCCGTCGAGTTCCATTTGGTTCCCAAGAGCCTCCTGGACACTCTTCTGAACGGTCTCCAGCCGGGCCGCACGCCCAACCTGGGATTCGTGCTCCGCTGTCAGCCCAGCGATGCTGGCCCTCATCTCAGAGATGGAACGAAGAGCGTCCTCCCGCTCCCTCTTCCGAGTCCTCCGGGCCAGCTCTATGCCGGAGATATCCTCCTCAACCTTCTTGATGTCCCGGTCCACCACGTTGTAGACTCCGAGCACCTGGTTGTTAAGACAACCGTCGAACTCGACCATGCCGGAAAGGATATCCCGCTCGTCTGCGAACTGCACATCCAGAGACTTCGGGTAGTCCTTGGGTATGGGCTGGAGGCAGGTCGGACACGGCTTCCCTGCCAGACCCTCAATCTCACTCGACTTCACGCTGAGATGAGAAACCCGCCGGACCATCCTTGCAACCTCGCCCGAGATGCTCTGCGAGAGATGGAGAAGACCTGTGCGAAGCTCTCGATAGAGAACCAAGGAGTTGTTCTTCTCATCCATCCGCTCGTCCAGGACCTGCATCTCCGATTCCTTGGTCTCAGCCAACGTCGTCTCCGTAGAAATGCTAGACTCCAACCCGGATATCCGACTACGAAGAACGTCAGCCGTTTCCGTCTTGCTGGACAGCAACCACCTCTCCTCCTCTTCGAGACTGCGGATACGGACAGAGAGGGTCTCACTCTTCCTGGCGGTCTCATCGGAGAGACTCTTGGCAGAAGAGTACGCTCCCTTCGCCCGAGCGTGGGCCTCGCTTAACCAGCCGAGGTCAAGCAACTGCTCAAATATCTCCTTCTTCTCCGAATCAGGAGCCTGTACAAATCGGTAGCTCAGACCCTGACCGAAGACAACGGAGTTGATGAACAGGTCGTAGCTGACTCCCAAGATACCCTCGAGGATACGCTGAGTATCCCGGATATCCACACCCTGAACCTCTTTCCCATTCTCAATCAGCCGGAGCTTGCCTCGACCCTTGGCCCTCTCTCGTTGGACCTGGTACTTCTTATCGTCGATGGTGAACCGGACCTCGCCCGTGACTCCGTCCTGCCCCCGCCGGACGACCTCGTCCCCATTCAGACCCCTCACGGTCTTCCCGTAGAGGACCCAGGGGATGACTTCCCACATCGAGGATTTCCCAGCTCCGTTACTCTTGCCCAGGTCCTCATCGACACATCCTCCCACGAAGACAAGCGAGTCCTTCGGGATGTGGTACTCGAGGGTCTCGAAGCTGAGGAAGTCCTCGGCCTGGAAGAACGTGATTTCAATCACAGTAGTTTCTCCCCGTACTCAAGGTAGGAATCAAAGTCCTTCTTAATCCCCTTGAAACAGAGCCACTTGTCGAGTAGTTCCCTCTTCGAGTTGCTCAGGGTGACACCGCCTCGACCTTCGGATAGGGCCGACTGGCCCAGGTTGGGTAAGAAGACGACATTCTCAATCTCCTCCCCCTCAGCCTCCCCCGTGACCCGGACGAACTGCTCCGGGCCGGGCTTCCCGAAGCTCTTGAACTCCTCTTTGGTGAGGGTGTAGAACCTCGGTCCTGGGACATCGAACGGGGTAAACACGGTATCCCCGTGCTTGCTGTCGATAACCCAGGCGTAGGCCTGGCGACCAGCGTCCCCGAAGTCGTGATGCACAGGAGACCCCGGAACAAGGATGCTCGAGCCGAGTGTCTGGGGGGTGTGAATATGCCCGACCACAGAGAACACGAACTCATCCAGGAGCCGCCCAGGAATCCCCGTCCTGTATAAATGTTGCCTGTCCGTCGCCAACGCAACCTCGGCGTGAGTAACAATGGCCCAGTCCCTGGGGACGGCTTTAATTGCCCTACATTGTTCCTCGATGTCCTCCATGTAGGGTATCCCAAAGAAAGTCAGACTCTCCGCACCCTTGGTCACGGTCATCTCTTCGTCGAGGTAGAACTGAGACCCCATCTCTTTCATAATTCGAGTAGCTGAGAACGAGGCTTTCCCATTCTCTTTGGAGACGAAGTCGTGGTTCCCTGTCACAAACAGGGTCGGGACCTGAATCATCCCCAGCAGGGCAATGGTCTCAGCGTACGCCCGAACGTACACCCGGTCCTTGTCGTGGAAGACATCTCCGGGAATGAGAACAAAGTCGATGTCCGGCTCCAACGCTAGTTGAACTAGCCGGGCCACCACGTCGAGAATCTGCCCGAGTCTCGAGTTCACTCCCATCTTATCGACGTGGGAGAACGCCTTGTAGGGATGAATGTGAGGGTCCGAGAAAACGAGACCTCTCATATCGTCTTCCCCTTGTACGCCTTGAACGCTGTCGTCCAGAGCGACTTCACAGCGGTCCAGTAGACAACAGCCACACCAGCTAAAACAAGAAGGACGAGACCCAGAGGAATGAGAACGAACAGGAGGACGGACAGACAGACCACCACAAATCCGACGATGACTTTCCCCACCCAGTTAAAAAATCTCATCTGACCCGGAACCCCGGCGGCGTGATAATGAGAATGGGAGAGATGATGTCCATGAGCTTCTCGACGTGAGCCTCATACCGAGCCTGGTCCCGCCCCGCCCGGATGCCCTCGAGTTCGTCCGGCTGAAGGAAGAGACAGTTGTTAATGACCTCCTCCAACGTCTTGAGCTGAAGACCGATGGTCGTTATCCGAGGGTCCTTCTGCTGGACACGGCCTGTATTAATCAGCTTCTTCCTGGCCTCATCCAGAGCGTCTGCGTACGTAACCGTCATCTCCAGCATCGCCTTTATCCGGTGCTCGAGCTGGACTTCTTTCATCGACCTGGCAACCGGGATGCCCTTACTTTTATTTCCCAAGATGAACCTCCACTTTAAGATTTCTAACCCACAGAAGGAATTCCTCCAAGCACATAATAATCCAACCCTCTTGGACACAGAGCATCGTTACCGTGCTCTTGTCGAGAGGGAGGAGCTTGTTCATTAAGTCGAAGGATGTCATATCAAAGAAAACAAACCACGGGAATCCCGTAGCCTTCCAGACAATGATAGGAAAAATAACAGGTCCTCCCAACGCACACTTCGAGTACGCCACATCCAACCACTTACCCAGGACTGCGACGTTCCCTTGCATCATCTCATAAGGGGAGAACTTCTTCTTGTCGTAGGACTTGACCTCCCAGAAGAAGGGGAAGGTGTAGTCAGGCATTCCATTGACAATGAAGATAAGGTCACCAGAAAGAACTGGAAGTGCGTGCCAGGCCCCCGACATAGGCGTTCTCTCAACAGTCCCCTCTCCATTCGGATAGAACGCTGTTCGGAGAAGGTCCCTGACTCCATACTCCCCCGCCTTCCCCTTACGATGAGCTTTACGCCCAGCTCGTACCCTTACCTCATTCTTCAATTCGCCTCCTCATTTAAAGCCCACCCACCAACACCCAAGCCACATGAATTAATTACGTGACAGGCGGTTTGACGGGGTGGAAAACATCGTACAGACCGCTGGCGACGAACCACACAGAGAAGCTGTACATCGCAAGGTTCCCGAGAGTGAACGTCTTGGTGATGAGGATGAGGAAGACGGCGGTCATAACCACCGAAACGAGGGCCGAAAGAACGTAGCCCAGAACCGTCTTCACGAACGGCGACATGGTGTCCTTGATGATGAGCTTCTTCAGGTAGTTCGTGGCGGCAACGACGGAAATGATTCCGAAGATGCCAGCCAAGATTGCCTGAGTAACAAGGGGGTCATACATCTGTTTCTCCTTTCATTAAGCTCGTTCCCAAACGGAAATCCGATGGGGAACCTACTTACTGTCCTCTTCGGGGAGGTCACCGCCTATGTCCTCCCCGGCTCGGATTCTCTTTATCTTATCCCAAATGGCTTCGTCAAGTCTACGAAATTTTAATTTATTTAACTTGCACCAGCCAGCCTTTTCAGCCTCGACGACCCCCTCCCTGATGAGCAGGTCCTGGAGGCCGCTGAACTTATCAATCCCGCTATCGAACGAGAGCTGGAAATTGACCTGACGGAACGGGCGGCTGACCTTTGACTTCTCGACGAACAGGGTCCCGTTCATCCCCGTAACCGCATCCTCGTCCTTGACCTTCTGACCCTTCTTCATCAGAAGACGAAGGTGGGCGTGGAACTTGATGGCTCGCCCACCGGGGGTGTCTTCCTTGGCTCCGTACATGACACCCGGCTTGTCACGGAGCTGGTTCACCAGGACAAAAGATATCCTGGTCCCGGCGATGAGCGTCGGGATTTTACGAATGAGTTGCCCAATGACCCTGGCCCTGCTCGCCATCTCCGGCTTGTAGATAAGCTCCTCGCCCTCCTCCGCCGACTTGGTCGCCGCTACGGAGTCCCAGGCAAAGATACAGGGGGTCTTCTTCAGCTTCTCATCCGCCTCCACCGAACGGACAAAATCCTCCAAGAGCTTAAAGACGTATTCAATCGTCAGCTCCTCTCCAGAGGTCACGGGGGAGACGTAGATGAGCTTGTCCACATCGAGTCCGAGAGCCTTCGCCCAAGCGAAGTTCAGAGCGTCCTCGGTATCCACCAGAACACCCAGGCCACCCTCGGCCTGGAGCCTTTTCAAAGCGTGATAGACAAGAAGAGACTTGCCGGAAGCGAAGTCGCCGAACAGCTCGACAACCTTACCCTCCGGCAAGCCCCCTCCCATGACTTCATCGAAAGCCACAATGCCCGTTGAAAGGCTTTTGACTGGCTCGAGAACGTCCGTGGGTTGGACCCTCAGTTTCTTTCTGAGTGCGTCCAGCTTGTCGTTAGCCACTCTTCTCGGTCCTCAGTTTGTTGAGCCGCTCACGCAGGTTGAACTGCGTCTGCGACTTTGCTCCAACACCTGCCGCCGCCGGAGGCGGGGGCGGAGGGGCGGTAACCTTGGGAGCCGGAGACGACTCCTCGACCTTGGGGGTCTCGGGTTTCGGAGCAGGGGCGGGAGCTTCCGGCTCTGCGGTCTTCGTCCCAAGAGGGATGAAGGTCTCCTCCTCCTCCTGCGAGGCCTGGTCAGGAGCACCACCCAGAAGAATTTTCTCGATGGCCTCCGCAGACAGGGGCTTGAAGACGTGGTCCAGGTTCGTGAGTTCCTTGACGAGCTTCATGTCGATAGAAGACGGACGAGCCGACGGCATAACGATGTAGCGGGTATCCATGAGCTGGGTCCCCGACCTCTCGATTTTGATTGTCCGACCCTCCGTGGGGCTGTCGAGGTCGCCGAACTCTCCATCCGTGAACATGAACAGGATGTCCTTGAAGAGCTGGGGACCCATCTCGTAGACCAGGACATCGTACATATTCTGCGAGTTAAGGTCGAGCACGTTGACGACGAACCGTTCCCGCCTCGCCATGCTCCGTGCTTCCTTCTCGTCCTCCGCCACACCCGACTTGTACAGCTCTTCGACGAGCTGGCAGATGGGGCAGTCGGTCCTGCCATCGGTGCTGGGGCAGATGACCTTCTTTTTCTTCCCCTCACTCTCACCGACGTTCCAATGGGCGTAGATAGCCTTGAAGAACAGGCCGCTCGGGTCACCCGTCCAGTTCGGGAGAATGCGGATGGAATTGGAGCCGACCTTCGGCTTCCAGTACCGCACGCCGGACTGTTCGAGTTGCTGGTTGATTCTCTCTTTTAGGGAGCGGAGAAGCTCCAAACGTGTTGGCAAATGAACCTCCTAGTTCACAAGATTTGAAGACATTTTTATAAAATCCAACGTCTTTGCTTTTGCTACCTTATCAATCACCTCCGATATAAAAGCGTGCTCGGCAATGCAGGTTACCCAGAGCCTTTTAAAATCCACCTCCGTAGATTGTGGTTCGTCCATAATCAAGATAGCAACGCTGGGGTAGGCCAGCCACTTGAAGTACCCGAGGCTGACCGACTTCGCAATATCATAAAGTCCGTCCGAGGCATGGCCCTGAAGAGTCGCAGTAAGCATAGGGTACGAGCTGATTAGCACAAGCTCGTCTAGAACTTTACCGACAGCCTCCATAAGACCCACGTCCTCCAGGACTTTCTTATTAAGATTGTACGCAGTAATTTCTTCCACCGTCATTCCCCCGCCTGTGCTCTCTTCACCCGCTCTGTCTTGAAGTCTTCGATTCGCTTCTTCAGGAACGTGTCGCCGTCCATCTCTTTGCGGAGGGACTTGGCGAATTCCTCGAGCATCGACTTCCTTTGGAAGAAAGCCTCTCGGATAGCTTCAGCCAGGTCCAGGTCGGCCTTGAGTGAGATGTGCTCAAGACTCAACCTCTCCCAGGTCTCCGTACTTCTCATCTCGTCCTGGACCGACTGAACGGTGGGCTTTTCCCCCAGCGTAACAGCCGTCCCACGAATGACCTTGGCCTGACTCGCCTCGTACTTCTTCAACTCAAGGTCCTTCTCGAGAACCTTCTTCCTACACAGGGCGGCGATACGAGCGTAGTAGACGAAGCTCGTGGCTTGCCGGGACATCTGCTCGTTAATTTTCTCCTCGTTGACCTCGAGGTCAGCAAAGTAATCCCCGAGCTTCTCTTCGATGGTCAGGACTTCTTCATCGCTCAATGTGCTTCTCCAGAATATCAAATGCTCGAATGGGAATCAGCCGGACCGTCGTCCCTCCGCCAACAACCATCTTCTCCTGGAAGGTGAGGGCCTTCTCGAGCTTGATGAAGTAGACGTGGGGGAATGCTCTCTTGCCGGACTTCGTCTTGTAATCAATCTCGACAACGAGGTCGCTATCGAGCTTGTGCTCGGCAATTCCGACAGCCTGTCTATTCCACACAGGTTCGTGGATAACGATGTGTCTCCGATTAAGAGCGTCCATTACACTTCCTCCAAAGAACCCCATCTCTTCCCGACAGCCAGCTCAATCTCGAACTTGGTCGGGAGGGGTTCGTCGAAAAGATTCGCTGAAGCATCGACGAGATTGAGAATGGTCTGAGCGACCAGCTCTGTCTCATCCTCCGGCGTGTCGAGAACGATGGAGTCGTGGACCGTAGCCACAATCCTGGACTCCAAATTAGCGTCCCATAGAAATCGCTGAATCTTGTTGATGGTGTCGAGGCAGATATCCGAGGCCACCGACTGAATGGGAAAGTTCATCGCCCGGCGAATAGCATCCCCCTCGTCGTACATTCCGAGGAACCTCCGACGGCCCAGCATCGAGTAGATGTAGCCCGTCTGTTTGTAGGTGTCGATACACCTCTGGTGGAACACCTTGACCATCGGGAAGAGGTCAAAAAAGGCCTGGTGGAAGGCCTGGGCTTCCTCCAGAGGGATTTTAAACTCCTGGGCCAGGCTCTCTGCCACCCTCCCGTAGATAAGGCTGAAATTGATGACTTTCCCACGTTTCCGCTCATCGTACGTAATGTCCTCGGGCTTGACCTCGAGCTTCTCCACCCTCCGCTTCTTCTCCACCGCAATCGCCCGATGAAGGTCCACACCCGAGTTTATCATCGCAAGCATGGTCGGGTCCTTGGAGTAAATCGCACAGACCCTCAGCTCGACCTGCTTGAAGTCACCCTCTAGGAGAACCCCGCCGGGAAATCTCGAAACGAAACAGTCCCTGGTCGGCTTCGGGATATTCTGCATATTGGGTTTTTCAGACGACAGCCGTCCGCCACGAGTCCCGAGGTTGTAGTCGCATCGGATGAGGTTGCCCTTATCCCGACCACCCATCTCAAGGAAGTTGCTGAGGTAGGTCCCCCGAATCTTCCCAATCTTCCTCAGCTCCAGTAGGTCTGTGCAGAACTGGTTGCCCTGCTCGGCGAGGGCTGTTAGAACCTCGACATCGACTGAGTCGGCCCCCTTCTTCGTCGTCTTCACGGACTCGAGCTTCATCTTCTTGAACAAAAGCTCTCCGAGTTGCTTCGGAGACCCGAGGTTGAACGTCGTCTTCTTCTTCTCCGAGAGCGGGAGGTCGGCGATTATTTTATCAGTCAGTTCCTTTTCCCGTATTACAGCTTCATCGAACTTGACCTGCACGTAATCCAGGTCCACCTTGAATCCGTTGTACTGGACCTCGGTCATCGTCGTCGAGAGGTCCGCCATGACCTTCTTGAAGATGGGGTAGAGATTCTCCAGCACCAACTGCTCCCGTTGCTCGTGGGCGATAACCCGGCTCATCAGAGCGTCCATGGCGGCGTAGGCGTAGATGTCCGACCTCTTCTCCGGGGTCTCAAAGTACCCCTCGACATTCTCAATATCAATCGCCTCTTCGTACCCGCCATACTCGGGGCGGTACATCCAGACCAGGTGCTTCAGACCGATATACTCGAAGTCCCTGGAGTTCAGAAGGTACTGGGCCAACATGGTGTCGAAAGTGTAGTTCTTGACGATGATTCCCAGGTGCTCCCGAATCCAGTAAAGGTCGAACTTCCCGTTATGCCCCTCCTTCTCCGTCTCGGACAGGAGCACTCTTTTCAACCCGTCCAGGTACTGGTCGGGGAATCGAATCTCTCCACGCCGGACAAGCTCGAGCGGGACAACGTAGTTCATATTGTCGGTTGAGAATGAGAGGAGCATAATCTTCGCTCCTTCCGCATACGGGTCCGTCCCGTTCGTCTCGATATCGAGCGAGATAACGGAAGACTTCTGGATGTCCCTCTCCATGAAATTCATCTGCTCGAGGTTCTCGACAACGAGGTACTGTTGTGCGGGGAGAGGCCCGAGGTCCACGTTCTCGATGATGCCCTTGAGCACCAGGAGGTCCTCCCGGAAATTAAAAGTTTCAAGCTCGTTGCGGAGGATGAACGACGGGTGATGAATGCTCATAAAGATATTGTTGTTGACCCGGCATATTTTTCCCCGCCGGGCTTTCTTGTGCGGGTAGAACAGCTCCGTCGCCACTTTCCCAGCCAGCACAAAGATGCGGTTCTTCGAGAAAATCTTCTCCCACTCTTTGATGTAGAAGTGGGTGCAAGCATCCTGGGCCTCGGGGGTAGGGTCTTCGTTTCCTGGAGGCTGACACCAGACTGTGTTCGTAATGAGGAACGAGGCGGGGTCCATGCGGAGGTTCTCCAGCTCCCGGCGAAGGAGCTGGCCCGACCTCCCAATGAAAGGACGGCCCATCTTGTTCTCGGTGTCCCCGGCCCCTTCTCCGATGAGAACGACCTTAGCGTCTTCCGGTCCCTCCGGCGGGACGAGGTTGTTCTCTTCTTTCCAGTACGGGCAGGACGTATTCTCACACTTCAAATTCGTCTCCTACTGTAATAGTCACCAAAAATAGAAAGAGCTTGGCATTATCAATCATCGGTGGTCGTCCCCGGTCCGGTGATACCCAACTCGTCGTCCTCCCCCCCATCTATTGGACGGGTCGAAGGAACCTCCCCGCTCTGGGAGGACACTCTGGATATATCGAAGTTCTCCCTAAAGAATATGGTCTTGTCATCTATCCCGTCCCTGTTCTTGGCTACAAAGAATCGGGCCTGACGAGCCTTCCGCTCTTCTTCTGAGCGGCACATGGCTATGATGCAGTCGGCGACCTGGGCCTTCTCCACCGCCCCGGCGATATCTCCGAGATGAAGAACGGGCTTGGATAGAGCGTCCTTCTTCGACTGGACAGCGGTCCACACCGCCACGTTTAATTCTTGAGCGAGACCACGAAGCTCCGTGTACAGCTCTCCCTGCTTCACCCACTTGTCGTCGTTCTCGCCCTTACTGAGCTTCATAATATCGGCGTAGTCGATTATCAAAAGGTCCGGCTGGAACTTGTGCCAGAAGTCGATGTTCGATAGCCAGGTTCGCAGACCGTCCATCCCGAGGGACCCCGCCGGAAACTCTTTGACCAGGATGTCAGCCGGGGCTAGGAGCTTCTTCGCACGCTCGAGCCGATTGACAACGTGCGTCTCCTGCCTCCACAGCTCGAGCTTCGCCACGTTCGAGAACCCGGCCTCGTAGCGGTTGCAAACCGCCGGGCCGGACAGTTCCAAGGTGACATGAGCGACCTTGAACCGTGCTCGGGCGGCGTTCGCTCCGAAGGTGATAAGGACCGCAGACTTACCCGCCCCCGTGGGAGCCATGACAATCCCCAACGTCCCCTTCTCTCTCCCCCCGCCCATAATATCATCCAGCTCAGGCAGTCCGGTTGGGATGCAGACCCCCTTGATGTTCTTCCGGTCCCTGGAGGCGTGGTCCTTGAACAGGAACGAGCCGAGGTCCGTCCCAACCCGGCCCTCCGAGGCCTTCTGGACCTCTTTGCGAATGGCTTCGAGAGACGGGTCCGGCGACAGAGCCATGACCTTGGCCTTCTCCGATATCGTCAGGAGTCCCCGGCGGACAATAAACTCCCCCATCCGGTCCTCGAGGTACTCCCGGTGCGGCTCCATATTGAGAATGGACTGGGTCTCTTCCCAGAAGAAACCGTCCGGTATCCACGTTCCTCCACCCTCCCGGAGTGCAATCTCCAGCTCCTTCTGGAACACATCCGCCTTCGGGAGGGACCCGTACTTGGTGAAATATTCCCGGCCCATCTTGAACAGAATTCGATGGATAGGATTATCAAACACGTCCGGCTCAATGACGAATCCGTACCGCTCCATGACGGACTTGTCCTTGAGCAGGAGAGACAGGAAGTCCTTTGCCAGGACCTTAATCAGCCCAGAATCTTCCATACCGCATCCCACCGTTCATCACGCCGTCTCTCCAGGTAGTTCTGGGCCTTGGTCCTAGAAAGTACCCTGGCCCTGTAGAAACCCATCCCCAACGAAGCCATGCGGATAATATCCGACTCCCCAGCACACCTCTTCTTCAGGCTGGAGGCGAGACTGGTCCTGCCATTCTCCGCCAGGAACGTCTGCCAGTAGGGGTGGGTGATAATGAACATATTGGTGAACTCCGGCGAGTCCTCAAAGATAATGAAAGACTCGTCGATGGAAACAGACGACACCTGGTCGAAAAAACGATGGAACAGCCAGTAACCATCGGTGAAGCTCCCTCCGAACCAGGTCTCCATGTTGGCGATTGATTTCGTTGCCACGTACTCCCCAATATCGTCCATGGCCCCCAACCTCTGCTGGTACTTGTCAATCCTCCCCAGGAACGTCACCCGTCCCGAGGGGGACCCCAGAAAGTTCAGGAACGGAGTGGCAAACGGTAACGCCCCCCCTTTTCCAACAGGGGAGGAGTACATGACATCGAAGTAGAACTTCGATGAGATGCCCAGCTCCTGGCAGACCTTGTCAATCCTGATGAACGGGTCTGGATTTTTCTTAAAGAACCCTCTCGTAGCAAACTGGGTACGGGGGTCTCTCGAGGTCAAGGCCCTGAATAGAATGACGTTCTCCAGAACCAGCTCCGGGGACTCCCACTTTGTCCTTTTCCAGTAAGTTTTTTCCACCAGCCTCCTCCTTTTCAGTCTTCCTGCGAAGCGGCCCGGCTTTGCCGGGTTTGGGTAAAAACTCAAATGTATGACATGATGTAATACATTTCGTGGTTTTGCGTTCGTCGGAATAGCTCAGAATCACTTCGTTATTCTTTTGAATTACCCCGTCGTAATATCTTAATATCTTAATATTCTTAATAGGACGAAATGTATGACACAAAATAGTAGTGGGTTTTTTACTGATTGTTAGTATTGTATTACATGATGTATTACATGATGTATTACATGATGTATTACATGATGTATTACATGATGTATTACATGATGGGTTATATAACAATCTTACCAACTTCAAACCCCTCTCCAGAATAGACCTTCATCCGCTGTTGAGCGTGTCTCCGAGTGTACTTGTTGGTGACATCCAGGAAGTCAAAAATCTCTACGGTGTTGCTCCCCTCAGCCTTCCTCCTCATCCCCCTCCCCATACGCTGGATGACCTTGATAGGACTCTTCCCCCCACCTCCCAGAACCAGGACCCGTAGATTTGGAATGTCGGCCCCCTCGTCGAAGACGGGAGTGGCAACAATACCCAGGATTTTCCCCGAGTTCAGGTCCTTGATAAGGTCCTGGCGGTCTTGCCCGTCCACAGCCCCTGTGATAAGCCGGACCCTCTCGAGGTTCCTGTCTGAGAACTTCCCCATGAGTTGCTGGGCGTGCCGGACGGTGTGTACTATCACCAGCACGGGCTTCCCCTCGTCCATCTTCTCCGAGGCTATCCGACAGACGAGGAAGTTACGTACCATGTTCTCCTCAACCGCTAACCTGTAGACAGCTTGGTAGTTGAGATTGTCGTACTTTTTGAACAGCGTTTCGTTGCAGACCATGTTGATGATAGGCTGGGCGATGATGCCTCTCTCGATGAGTTCCTTCTTCCCCACAGCGGTAATGACCTGTCCTGTCTGCCCAACTAACCTGGCGTTAGATAGGTCGTCCTTGAGCATGGTCGTGGCACTCAGACCGAAGCGGTAGTAGGCGTTGCAGTTCTTCGCCGGAAGCTCCCAGGAGCTGGCGGAGCCGACGTGGTGGCACTCGTCCAGGATGAGGCAATCAACGCTCTTCGCCAGGAAGTCCTTGACGTACTTCTGGTCGTTCCTCATCCGGGAGTAGAGGGTGGGGACCATGGCGATGGTTATCTCTTTGGGGTCCCAGGTATCGGCGTTAATGACCCCAACCTTGAAACCCCTACCCTCAAACCGCTCTTTGGCTTGCCACAGCAGGTTCTCGAGGTGGACACAGAAGAGGGTCCGCACAGCCAGGACAAAGACCAGACCAATCCCAATCTCCGTCTTCCCGGACCCGGTTGGCGACTCGATAGCACAGCGTTCCAGTTCGACAGCCCGGCTGATGGTCTCTGCCTGGTAGTCCCGAAACTCCATGTCTACCAGCTCCTCCATTCTCAATAGACGGCTGTTCCGCTCGGGCCGGACCCGGCGGTCTACGACCTCGAGGCGTTCCTGGAGAGGGGCCGGGAGGGTGTCTAGGAGGCCCGTAGGGAAGGTTGAGTTACGGCGGTTGAAGAAGGAGTAGGTCCCGTCCCACCCGCCCCGGTAGCGGCTAATCCAGAAGGAATTCGGGACATCGAACCGAAGAGCGGCCTTGAAGTCGGCCTCCTCCGCCTTCGTGTCAAACGACACGACCCGGCTCAAATTATTCCACTTCTCAATCATAATCATGTGGCGTATAGGCGGCGGGTCCCCCCAATGGGGGAGGGGACCCGCCTAGAACGAAGTGATGGAAAAAAGGATTGCACACCGGAAAGGAAGTGAAACCGATGTGCTCCCATTATATCCTTCTCTCCAACATCTCTCCCCAGTCCTTTATTTCAGACGGAGGAAAGACAAGCTCAGAATCTATCACACCTTTGACCTTGTTGTAAAGATATTCCGCTTCCTGTTTTGCATCATTATCAAGGGCTATAACGAGCTTCTCCGGGCGGAGGGAAAGAATCTTTCGGAGCTGGTGGTCCGAGGCCGTCTTCCCCATGATAGCCACTCCGCAACCTACGGCGTAGGCATCGAACACGCCCTCGACAATCCACAGCTCCCGGACCTTCCGACCCTCGAACCAGTTGAGTCCGAAGACCGCTTCCCGGCGGGTGTACTTGGTCTCACCGTTCTTCGGGAATCGGTACTTCATCTCTCCGTCCGTGAACGACCTCCCGACCCAGAATACCATCGCTCCCTTCTCGAAGCACGGGAAGATGGCCCTGGTGGGCATATCCCGGCTCCAGAAGACCTCCTTCAGCTCTTCCTGGGAGAGGCCTCGGCGGAGCAGGTATGAGATAACCCGACTCGCTATCGGGTGGTTCCTGTACGACCAGATGTCAGAAGCGAACTCCGTCGCCTTCGTATTTTTTTGTGGGGGACTCGTTACCAGCCAGAAGTCAAACATCCGACCTATCGCCGGGTACTTCCTGGCGAGGTCCTTCAAGGACCCCTTGTCTCCACAGAGCTGGCAGTAGTAGACACCCTTGTCCACGTTGATGTAGCAATGCTTGTGGTGTCGGCCCGGCTTATCGCCACAGACCGGACACTCGATGAGACGTTCCATCGAGGTTAGGAAATCTTCTGGGTCAGCTCGACGATGATGTTGATACGAGTTTCCAAAGACCGGACCCGGTCCTTCAACTCGCTGACTTTCCAGTTCGGGATGTCGTCCCGGCTGAGATAGAGGTTCAGCTCTCCAATTTCCAGTTGGGCATCGTACTTCATCTTGGCGAGTACTTCTACGACCTTTTCTTTTTCCATCACTTCTCCTTCTTGTATGATGGGGAAGAGCGGTGACTAGGATTGAGGAGGCCTATCTCGTGCAAGGCAAGGTCGGTCCGGCCTGGATTTAGGAGGGTTCCAGTTTCGGGCCATTTAAGCGTCACCGCTCCTCCCCGTGAAAACCTGAGTATAACATAATTCACAGTCAATATAATAGTCACCAAAAACATAAAAAGCTTGGCAAATAAAAAAGGGGTGGCACTCCCCTTGGAATGCCACCCCTTGGTCTTAGTCGTCCTCTTCGTCGTCCGGGTCGCCCACCAGGACGCTCTCGTCGTCTGGCTCCCCGTCCACCGACAGCGTACCCCGAGCGGACTCAAGGTCTGCTACCTTGATGAGAAGTCTGTCAATGACTTTCTTCATCTTCTCGATGTCCTTCTCAAGGGGCTTGAAGATTTGCTCCATGAGTACCCGCATCTCCTTCAGAGACATGACAGACATCGGCTCCTTCCCTTCCTTCAAAATTATCTTAGCCAATCGAACCTCCTTTGTTAGATTCCATGTCCCGAGAGTATCTCCCGGAACGTCCGTCTGATTCGCTGAACGTCACGCCAGCGTGTTCCCGGAACAGACCAGCGTATCTCCTCGTTGGTCTGTCCTTCAAGGAGAGCGTGTACCATCTCTCCTCCGAGGACCTCTTTAGCATTCTCAATCGCCATGCTCAGAAACGCCTCTTCTTCTGTGTTCTTTTGTTGGTCCATGGGGTGCTGTTCTGCGATAGGAACAAAAAGAGGAGCGTCCGGGGGGTTCTCCTGGAGCGTCTTGTACCGACGATAGATACTCCCACCCCGCCCAGAAGTTCCAAGGTATTTAACCTGGAGTTTGTAGTCAATCATTCTCCTCCGAGCGATGTTCCTGACCAGCGTCTCGCTAATGAACCGACTGTCCTGCGACTTCTTTTGTAAAAGAGCCAGCACCCCGACATTCACCAGCTCGAGGAAGTCAACGACAACCTCCCCACACAACTGCTCTGCCGCAACACTCTTGATGGTTTCGTGCTCCCATTTTTTTAACTGCATATCACCTCCTCGATGAGTTATGGTGGCGGTGGATTGAGCACCGCCACCATCCAACCAGCCCTACGCATTGCTAGAGATAGAGTCGTAGAACTTCTTCTGCCCCACGAGAAGGTCGATTTTCCCCTTGGCTTCTGCGACAGCCTGGAGGTACTCGACCCGTTCAAGGAAGGGCATCGACTCGAGCAGAGCCTCCTTCTTGCGAAGCTCCCTCATCTCTTCGTCCGTCTTCTCCGTCTGTGAGTTGATGAAGCTCACCAGTTTCGTCAGTAGTTTTTCAGCGTTCATGCTGTCCTCCTAATATTAAGATTGAACCAACACAGCATCATCCGAGATTAAGAAGTTCAATCTCGAGCTTGCTCAGTCGAGCAGAGAGTTCTTCTCTCTTCTTCTTCGCCTTCTGAATCTGTTCGGCGAGGTCCTGCTCCACAAAGACCAGGCGGACTATGTCTTTGTCCAGGTCATGGATTTCCTTGAACAGAAGCACTTTCTGTTCGTACGTATCCATTCTCAATCCTCCTTCTCTCGCTCTTTGACGAGACTGTCGATGCACTTGTACATGGTCACCTCGCTTCCGGGAGGCCCGTCTTCGGGAACTCCCCTCTCTCTATCCTATCCAGGATTTCTTTCCCGCCGCAGTCGTCGGTGTTCCTGTAGGAACAATGACTACAGGCGGTCAGGCCCCAGACCTGAACACCGAAGCACGCCGCCGTCATGTCGGCCTGGCGGACCTGCTTCACCTTCGCTGTACCGAGAGCCGTCTTCTCGACTCGGCCTCCGCACTCACACGCCTCGGAGAACATCATCGGCTGGAACATGGAGCCGACCTGCTGGTCCTTCCAGGGGTCTCCGGGGCGATGAACCCCCTCCCGCCCGAGGCGGATGACAGCCTCTTTCGGGAGAGCATCGAAGAACTCGCCGTGAACGTGCCAGCACGCCGCCGCTATCCTCCGACCCCGGTGGCTCCTGCGAGAGCCGGGGAGGTGAGAATTGTTGACGGTGAGCGTGACACGAAAGCGAGTCCCCGCCTTGTTAAGCTGGTCGAACCGCTTCCAACGGATGTTCCCGTTGTAGAGACGGTTGACCGCTTCCATAGCCAGGCCCAGACTGACCTGGCTCACCTTTGAGATTAACATGAGACCTCCTCTTGTGATTGATTTGCCTCCCCCCGCAACCTTTCGGTCCTCTTTTCTGGCTCAGAGTATAGCGGAGGCTTACGGGACCGAACATATTTGACAAGTAGGATGTTCGGTCCCTGCCGAGGTCATCGAAGCGAAAAGCCGAGTTTGTCTACCTCCGAGTTTAGCCACTCGTAGTAGGTATCAACGAGGTACTCCTTAATTCCGTTCCGGTTCTTCCCAGAGACATGAAGCGTAAACCCGAACTGAAGGTCCGGGTGGACAACGATGGAGTGTTCGGTCCACCCATCGTAACCACCGCCCTCGTCCATGTGATGGAACGCCGTAAAAAACCGGAGACTGTTCGGCTCGGAGCCGTCCCAATCAAACTTCGTGCCGGAGTCGATGCCGCTTCCACTCGGAGAGGATATCAGGGAGTTATTGAGGAACGCCCGGTGCTTCTCCTCCCATTCTTTGTTCTGGGCCTCGACACAGTTGATGATTGCCGCCAACCGTGTTGCAATGTGCTGGTAGATTTTCATACCCCCTCCTTTTTTCTTTTCTTTTCCAGGAGTTTGCGTCCGAGAGCTACAAGGCTCTTCGCAAACTCAAGGCATTCGCCTTGGGACTCGAACTCAGCGATGAGCTTCCCTCTTTTGTCGAGAAGGGCTTTGCTGTCGTACCGGAGTTTGACCGGAGCGGAAAACTCTCCACTTGCCAAACCGACAAAGAACCGAGCGGCGTTCATCTCCAGTTCTCCTGGTTCTTCAGCTCGAAGGACACTTCCCAGCAGATGTTCCCACCGCCACCAACGTCCATCCGACGGGGTCCTTTTCTTGCAGGGAGAACGTCGTCGTACAACTCGTTCACCACCTCGAAGAACTTCTCGGTGACGGCCTTGGGGACACTCTTCTCGTAGGCGTTGGCTTGCCAGGTGATGGTGATGTGTTTCCCCATGATGACCTTCTCACCGCAGGTAGTGTTCCCATACTCCATGAACCCAGCCGTCTGCCCGACAACCCCCTCCAGAGCCTTCACGAACTTCCGCTCCAGCTCACGAATCCGTAGAGATTTTTCTTTCTCCTTGTTCATAGGACCTCCCCATAAGATTTGAGATTGCCACCCTCTCACAGGCCTTACGGCCCCTCTTTCGCTGTGGCTCAGAGCGTGGTGAGAGCTGATAGATAAATGGACTGGAGAGGTGGAATCGAACCACCGAATACGGGTTTGCAACCCGTCCCGTTACCACTCCGGCATCTCCAGTTGGAACCGGAGCCACGGTCTGTCGGCGTGACTCCGGTCCCCCAGGGCGTTCTCCTACCGGGCTGACCCCACCAGCAACCGCTGGTAAACGGTCTCGAGAGGAATCTCGACCTTCCCGTTCCTGGCTCTTTTCTCCCACAGCCGAAGCACCGGGATACCGCTCTCGGTTCTGGCAACTTCGACCACGAGCTTTTTGCTGGGGTAGCACCTCATGGAAAACTCCCGCTTGAACGACTTCCCGAGTACTCTCATGCGTCCACCTTTCCTTTCTTTCCCGGCGGTGTGCAGAGGCCCTGGTCTATCAGGTCCTTTGCCAGCCGTCCGTAGAATCCCTGGAACGTCCACGCCAGCCCAGTATCAATAAGGTACTGGACCGCCGACAGGTACTCCTCTTCGGTATGGTCGTTCCCGTCGAAGTCTTCGATGATGCCGCACGCCCGGAACGGGGTCATGCTCCCTGTCATGCTTCCTCCTTTTTTTCTGCGGAGAGCTTCCGCTCGAGATGCTTCGTGTACCCAGACGTTCTGGGTGAGAAGCACCGCTCCTTGCGGATGATTCCGCCCATGTCGTGGGCCAGGGTTGCGACGATGGAGGATGACGTGGTGAGCGGGTTATGCCGAACCATCTCAACGAACGCCACCATGTCGTCGAACCAATCCACCGCCTTGCCCAAATCCTTCTCGATTGACATAAGACCTCCTCATAAGATTGAATTGCCGCCCTCTGCAAGCTTTCGCTCCCCTTTTCTGGCTCAGGGTGTAGCAGAGGCTCGAGGGGAGGGAGGGGGTTTCGCACCCCCTGCGGTCTTCGTTCCTCCCAGAACGCTTCTAACAAGCCTACGACTTGTGGCGTAGGAGGGGGTTTCGCACCCCCTGCGGCTCCGGGTCCCAGAACTCCAACGCTTCTAACAAGCCCTCCCACATGGGGGCCACGTGGCCCCCAAAATCACTTCGTCTCTTCGATGAATTTGAGCAGGTGTTTGTGCCGGAGACCGTACCTCTTCATGTTCCGAATCTTCCAGAGTTTTCGGTGGTGCAGGAGACCCTCGTAGTAGAAATCCCACTCAGGCCGAGGGAGGTAACCCCGGTCTTTCTTCTCTGTAATGGCTCCGTACTTCTTCCTCCAAGAAGCATTGGCCTTGTCATACAGGTCCCGGAACGCCTTGCCCAGCTCAACGCTCTTGACCCCGAGGTTGACCGGGGGGACTGGACCGCAGTCGAGCGTGACTTTGATAAGCTTCATGGTCCCGTGGTTCCGCCCCCCACACGAGCAACTGCACGCCGGGCCGAGAGCACAGGTGCATCTGTCGTCGCAGGGCGTTGTCTCGTACGTCTTAACGAGACGATTCTGCTTGACCATCCCCAGGTCTTCGATGTGACCACCGCACGCACATCCCATTTTTTCCCAAAGCTCTTGGTCGTACTGGTAGTCAACCGTGAAGACCGTGAGACAGTCCAGACACCGGAAGAATCTAATGTTCATTCTTCCCTCCTTCACAGGTCGCCGAATCCGTAGGCGTGCCGAACTCGATTGACCTTCCCGAGTTTCTTGTACTCTTCAAACTCGGCCCGAGTCAGTTTGTCGAAGCCGACACTAGCGACACGAAACAGGTCGTGCCACTCGCCGTCCGTATCCGGTTCTGACCGCTTCAGAATGACCACGTCCCCCACGCTGACCGAAGGCATCCGGCGTGGTTGGAAGTCGTTCTGACCCCACAGGAACGCACGGTCACAAAGAGCCTCTTTGTAGGCCACGGTTCCGAGCGGAGCGTGGATGACATCGACTTCCGCTTGCGGAACATCCACGTTCCGCACCTCGTCCGTCGTGGACAGAAGAACAACCTCAATAATCATAAGACCTCCTTTTTAGCTTCGAGCCGTTCCTTCCGGGCGATGACTTTCTTTGCGTAGCGAACTCTCGCCTCGACCTGTTCTCTCTCCCGGATTTTGGCCTTGACCTCTCGGACCTTTCCGAGCTTCCAGGCAACCGCTGTGTGGTAGAGCTGACCGACACGGAAGATGGCCTCCATGTCTTTGTCCCGGCTGGTGTGGAGCTTCTTCCGCAGGACGAGAAGCAGACACTCCGTCTTGACCTCGGTGTCGAGGTTCTGAAGAAGTTCCTCGTACCACGCCCCGATGTCCCGTGCAACTTTCTCGGTGTCGATAATCATAAGACCTCCTCATTTTAGATTTGGGATTTCCCCAGGTAAAAGCACGTCAAGGTATCCGGCTTCGTTACTTGTCGGAACGGCAGTCGTATGCATCCGTGCCGCCTTTCTTTCACGAGGTCACCTTCAACGTGCTTTTAAATGGGGAGGCGAACCGTTCCGCCCCCCGAGGTCTTAGTTCATACTTCTTACTTTGGTTTTTTCAGGCTTCAGTTATATTCTCGACTGCCTTATTGAAGCTCCGTCCTCGGGAGCTGTTTATTGAACAGTCGCCTCCACCCTACTTTTCCAAGTGATTTTTTTCTGTTAGGAATCTGTTAGGGCTGGGGCCTCCCCCGCCTTTGTCCGACCATCCTAACTTTTCAAGGAGCTGTCTGACCCTCCCCGAGGGTCAACTAAAGATTACCATATCAAAGTAGAGATGTCAAGCTTTATTTTTAGGGGTGTTTTTTTCTCAAGCTGTACACTCGAGATTCTACAGGTAGGGAAATTATTTTTCACGACTAAAGTAATACCGCAGAAGGTAGAGGGGTGTCAAGCGTTTTTTTACCCCTATATATAAAGGAGAGAGATTACTTAAAAGCGAGCCAGTACGTGACCAGGTGCTTCAGCTCAGAGAGGTCGAACAGGGTCCCCGGACACTCGGTATCCTTGAACTCCTTATGAGGGTAAATCTCCCCCGGCGGGATGTGGAAGAGCTTGGTCCACATGGCGACGAGCTTCGCCCCTTCCATGAGCTGTTCTTCGGAACACGGAGCCAGCGAGAAGTTCCCGATGAAGCAGATGCCGAGGGCGGTTTCGTTCTGCCCAGGACAATGTGCTCCGGCCTGGTTCCACATCCGCCCATACAGGATTTCGTAGTGCTCGAGCGTCCCCGTCTTCACCAGCTCGACCCCGCCGTGGTAGCCGATATCCCGCCACGGGCCACCCTTCGGACCACCTTCGGATTCCGGTGTCGTGTGGTACTTGCGGATTTGTTGCCAGTCAACCGTCCCGGCATCCTTCGTCGCCGAATGATGGATTAGCACCTTGTCTGGCACGAACATGATGTTGCCTCCTGAAAAGTTCCTCGACTTTGCCGCAGAATAATAAATATCGTCTGCTTCCTCAACCCCCAGCGGTCCGCTATTTGGGTGTAGGAGAGACCACCCTTGCTCTGCTTGACGATAGTCTCATCACGTTTCTTTCGTTGGTCTGTCGGTAGCCATCTTGACATTCGTACCTCCATTTTTTTCACCTCCACCATTACACGCCTTGGTCGTAGACCAGGTTCGTACAGCATCCGTTCCAGTCAGCCCGACGATGCCAATGACAGCAACGTAGGTAGACTTTTCAAGGAGGCTTGAAACGAGAGAAAGGTCTAGCTTCATGTGCGGCTGAAGAAAGACAGTCAAATAATTACAAGCAACCCAAACACCTCCGATAATCAGCCGCCGTCGTCCTTCCCACTTACTTAGGATGTCCATCTACTTATCTTTCCTCGCCCAGTCGTACGGGATGTCCGGGCTGTGCGGGTCCATGCGGACCTCGTCGGGATTCTCCCGATTGTAGGCGATGGTGGGGATATTGACAATGAGAGCCTCTTCAAGACTCACACACTTCCATCCGTGCCACACCCCCGCCGGGATTTGAATGAGTAGAGGATTGTGAACCCCGATGTAGAATTCTTCCACTTCCCAGCGAGTGCTGTCCTTCCCACCGAGGTCCTCTCGGTCATCGTAGAGAACTAACTTTACCATGCCCTGAACGCAGACAACATTATCAATCTGCTTCAGGTGCTTGTGCCACCCCTTCACGACACCGGGAAGGGTCGTTGAGAGGTAGACCTGCCCGAACCCCAGAAACCCCAGGTCGTCTTCCCGGAGAATCTCCACAAGCCTCCCACGCTCGTCCGGGATAACCTTCAGTCGCTTGACAAAGACTCCGTCAATCATGGTTCTTCTCCAGGTACTTCTGAATTGACTCCCGCCAATGTGGGAGAAAGATACCGTGCTGTTTCGCCTTCGTATTTTCCAGCACCGAGAACACCGGACGCTCCGCTCGGCCTTTTGAGAACTCAGCAAGAGACACCCGAGGGACCTCTCCCTGGATACCCAGGATATTGAGAATGGTTTGCCCAAACTCGTGCCAGGAGCAGTACCACTCACTCGTTAGGTGGTAAGTCCCAGGCTCCGCCACCTCGACGAGCCTCCAGGTAGCCTTCGCCAGCTCACGGGTCCAGGTTGGACTGACAAACTGGTCGTAGATAAGCCGCACATTCCCCCAACCAACTCGAGCCGCCTTGACAATGGTATCCACCATGTCCTGCTTCTTCCCGAGACCCCCTTTTCCGTACAGCTCGCCCGTCCTTATGGTGTAGTGCCTCGGAACCTTCCGGGCGACGTGCTCGCTGTAGACCTTTGAGTTCCCGTACCAGCTCAATGGAAAGACCTTGTCATCCTCAAGGTAGGGACCGCCCTTTTTCCCGTCAAAGACAAAATCCGAGCTGAACTGGACGAACCCGCAGTTGAGATGACGGCACATCTTCGAGAGATACCACGGACCCACCATGTTCGCCGTCAACGCTGGCTGAGGGTCCTCCTCGCACTTGTCCACGTTCGTATACCCAGCCGCATTTATAATGAGGTCGGGGTGGATATCCGACAGGAGCTTCCAGCTTCTCCGGTAGTCAGATATTTCGATGTCCTTGTGGGTAAGAGCTGTGATATCACACGGGGCCGTGGAGACGAGTTCGGAACCAAGAAGTCCGCTGGCTCCAATTACTACTACCATGTTTACCTCCTATTCTACCACCAACCGGATTCTAATTTAACCAAGAAATCAACATTTTTCCAGGTCGAAGCATCCTGCTTCGTGTACCCGGTAACCAGGACCCAACCCGTGATTGTTTTAACGTAGACCTGAACGTGTCCTCCGAGACTGGCGGACTCGGTCAGGGAGATGTTCTCGGATACTGAAATTCTCCGGCTGTAATCCACCCCCAGAACATCCACAACCCCCGACTCAGAAACGTGAATGCAGACCTTCGGGATAACAAAAACAATCGGAACGTCTGCCACAGACACAGCTTGGAAGGTCGAGAGCAGAAGCGTCGATTCCAGTAAGGAACCCGTCTCACTCAGAGTGAGACCCTCGGAGGTTACGAGTAGGACACTAGAGAGCTGAACTATTCTGGAATCGCTGACCGAGATATTCTGGAAGGTTGACAACAAGAGGTCGCTGAGTTGGAACGACCCGGTTTCTCCAACCGAAACACCCTGGGTCCGGTTAATCTCTTCGTGAGTATCCCACGTTAAGGAGACCTTCCCCCCCGCCCCCTCTCCTCCAAACCCGTATCCGTCCCCCCCGCCGCCGCCTCCACCACCCGGCGGTTCCCCCGGCTCTCCATTATCACCAGGAGTGCCTCCGTTCCCACCCAACCCACCAGCAGGAGCGTCACCGCCTTTTCCTCCATCGCTCGAGGTTCCATCAGCTCCTGCGACACCCCCTTCATACCCCAAACTTCCATACCCAGAAGAAGCCCCGGTTCCTCTATTTCCAGGAAGGTCTGCGTCTGCATCTCCCCCGTCATTCCCTCCGTTCGCATAGCAACTCAGCGAACCGTAGAACCAAGAGACCCCTCCTGAGTTTCCAACCACGAGGTTATACCAGGAGCCTGGGGTAACATTGAACTTCCCCTTCGACCTCCCACCAGAACCAGCACCGCCGCCGCCCCCTGCCGACGCACCGCTTCCTCCTGTCCCACCACCTCCCCAAACCTCAGAGGTAACCCAGTAAACATTCGCTGGAGCTTGCCACGAGTACGAACCGGGGGATGCCCAGGTTCGAGAACTAGCCGAGTCGTACTCAACAAGAGGGAAGGAATCTCCAACAGAAACAGACTGGGTGGCAACAACATTCCACTCCATCGTAACGAGTCGGGACTCTGTAACTGTAACGCCCTGAGACGCAACGAGGACAAGACTTCCAGTATTGAGAATGGGAGATGCTTCACCAACCGAGATACCCTGAGTTCTGTCAACCTCAATGTGGGTATCCCACGTGAGGGTAACTTTCCCATTGGCTCCCGTTCCCGGACCACCGTAGCTGTCTGCTCCTCCCCCGCCACCTCCACCAGGAGCCTCGCCCGGCTCTCCATCAGAACCAGGACCCGTCCCTCCCTGCCCTCCTAACCCGCCATCAGGGGCATCGCCTCCCTTTCCCCCGTCGTACGCATCTCCGTTACTTCCTCTCGCACCGCCCAACTCATCAATGTTTCCGTATCCAGCGGATGCTCCTGCTCCTCCCATTCCGAAGAAGTCAGCGTC